AACAATTTCCAGATCTATAATATTCTCTAAAGAATTTATCAAGAAAACTTTGCATATCAATCTTTTTGAATAAAGCATCTAAGAAGTCTCTTGACTTTTGACTGCCTCCTGTAAAGTAAAGATTAGTAGAAGAAAACTCTGTCATTAGGTCGATGACATTCCTAAAGACAGCAAAATTATAATAAGCTTTTTGACAAAGAATTACTACGTCCCTTACATCAAGAGAGCTTTTGTTGTTTACTCCTTTTGAATACTTATAGGGGACTAAGCCATTATCGATATTCTCAAATCTATTTGTTCTTTCGATCTGGCCACCTACATTTCTGCGCTGTCTAGTCGACTGGTCTACAGTTGTATATGGAGAAGCCGCAAAGCTTGTCATCATTGGCTTGATCTCGTCTTCTTTCTTTCTTGTTTTCTTTGTCATTTTAAATTATCATTAAATGTCTGCCTTTTCCAGCAGTATTGTTTCCACTTACAAAAAGCGTCCCAATAGGTAAGCCACCTGTGTTAGGATGCTCTGGTAAATTGTTAAAAATTGCATAACCCCCTGAAAGACCGCTTACAGTGAGCATGTCATTCACAGTTACCTTACCACTAAGGTGAACATCTGAACCACTAAAGTAAGATCTATAATTCCCTAAGCAAACTTTTTCCCCACTAACGTTTAGTGGGTTAGTACCGTAAGGGCCAAAGTTTATTCTATCATCGTCAAAAACATCTATAAGTGGCAAGCCTGCTTTATCTGTAACAGAAAACACTGGAGCGTCTGCACCGTACCCCGGAGCGACTGTAAGTAGAGAACCGCTTACATCATCAAAAGTCACAGAGTTATTTGAATTGACTCTTAGAGTCACTCCATCATTACCAAAATTCACTAACTCGGTTTTTAGCCCAGCAGAAAAAGTTTTCTTAGCTGTAAAGTTGGTTGAGCTATCAGCATTTACATTAGATATTAAATTGGAAAGACTTGTACCTGTAGCTTCTAGACTGGTCTTTATATCACCACTCGTAGTTGATACATACCCAGTCATTTCAGGATATTCAGCTAATTTGGCCCAGCCCTCTTTTGCCGTAGAACTTCCTGTTACAACATACAACCCCCTAGCATCACCAGAAGAGTAGGCTAATGCCCCAGTCGCGGCAGATGTAGAAAAAGCCCCACTACCAGTGTGATAAAAACTACCCGATTTCAAAAAGTCTCCACTAACAGTTGAGAATGCACTTGAGACATCAGATATGCTAGTAGAAAGAACACCGCTCGCTCCTGTTGTAAAAGCTTCAGCATGACCTGATACATCAACAGCTTTATCGAATAACAAAGTACCACTTGTATCCAAAGCGCCAGAGACATTAGATATCAAGCCGGAAGTCCTAGACATAATATCTCCACTATATCCAGTCATAGAATTTACGCCCCCAGCAGAAAGAGGAACATATCCTGAGGGGTTAGCTACGGTATAAAATCCAGAAGGTACTGTATCTGAACCTGAGAGTTTCTTTAAGAAAAGCTCTGTAAAGCTAGTCTCATCTATCTGTCCACTTTTTATTTTACTAGGCATAAAAGCTTATTCGACTTTACTTACACTTAAAAAAGCATAATAGGCTCGAAAGTTTCCTT